AAAGTCTGTTCAATGGACTCCATTGCGAAGTTTGTGTGGCGTCTGTAGACGACTTTCCAAAATGTAATCTGGGGGTTACCTGTGAGGTAAACATCCTGTGCGCCATAAGCTACTAATTGCATTAATCCTCCTCCCATTTGTATTTATACTATAGGTTTAGAAAAAAAATTTACCTAAAACGCATAAAATAATTTTATTTTATTTATTTATTTAGGTTGCTTACACTTGTCAACTATTTTTTCAAAATATTTTAAAAATTTTTCATTATTATTAATTTTATTATTTTGTTTTGTGAATTCATACATTTTATTATTAATTGTAATGTGATTTTTATTATCTTTATTTTTAATTTGTTTAACCTCCCAACCGTCTTCTAATGCGGTAAATATAAGTTTTGTTATTTTTTCATTCGGCAGTTTAATATTACTCATTGTTATAATTCTATTATTAGAATAAACAAATAATTCTTTAACGAATATAAAGAAGTTCAAATATAATATAGTATAATGTCAACTTTTAAATTAAAAAGTGATAAAATCTATAAAAATACTAATAGAATTACGTTAGATGCAGAACATGAAAAGAAAATCAACTATTTCAAAGAAATTAAAAATAAAAATATCTTATTAAAACAAGAATATAAAAAAATCAAAATTGAATATGAAAAATTAAATAATATAAAACCTAAACTTTTAACAGATGTACAATTAAAAAGGAAATTGTGTCTAAGACATAAATTAAAAGATTACAGAAAAAAGATTAAATCTATTGACAACAATACTGAAATGAATGAATATTATACTAATACAGCTCCAATATTATATCAATATTATGAAAATATTAATAATTTTAAAGTAAAAGATGAAATAAAGATGACTGATATAAAAAAAAATAGTATAATTAATTATTTTAATGAAGATGATGGAGATGATGAAGATGCTGATAAACAATCGCCTTCTAATAAAAATAATAAATTAAGTGAATTAATGAATTATGGTGAATCATTTCAAAAAGCTAAATTACTAAATAAATATTTAACTGTTACAGATAAAAATTATATAAAAAAAAATAATTTAGAAAAATCAATTCTTATTTGTGAGAAATGTAATGAGGAACGTATAATTATAAAAGATGAAGGTTATGTTGTTTGTAATACATGCGGACATGTATCTACTATTTATCTAGAATCTAATAAACCTAGTTTTAAAAATCCACCACCAGAAATATCATATTTTGCATATAAAAGAATTAACCATTTTAATGAAATACTTGCACAATTTCAGGGAAAAGAGTCTACTGAAATACCACAAGAAGTGTATGATAAATTAATAATTGAAATTAAAAAAGAAAGAATTCAAAATATGGCCTTATTAAATGATAAAAAAATTAAAGAATACCTAAAGAAATTAAAATTAAATAAATATTATGAGCATATTCCTCATATCATAAATCGATTATGTGGATTACCTCCTCCGGTATTAAGTCCTGAAATAGAAGAGAAATTAAGATTAATGTTCAAAGAGATACAAATTCCATTTAGACAAGTTTGTCCTAGTAATAGAAAAAATTTTTTATCCTATTACTATGTTTTACATAAGTTTGTTGAACTATTAGATATTGATGAATTAAAATTCAGTTTTCCTCTATTAAAAAGTCGTGAGAAATTACATGAACAAGATAAAATCTGGAAACAAATCTGTAATATTCTAAAATGGGAGTTTGTTAGAAGTATCTAAGATTTTGCAGACATTATTTCGGAACTACTCTCACTGATTTTATTTGATAAATGAGAACTAAATAGATTTGATATTCCACTCATACGATTTTTATTCTTTGATCTTCGACTTGCAGGATTTAAACTTTTTAATATTGCACTGATTTTTCGTCCAATACTTATTGGTTCAGTTTCTGATGTAGTTCCAGTATTAGTATCCTTAGTATTTATATAATCTAAATGGGGTAAAAGAAAGAATATATAATTGGTGATAAAATTACTAAGAGTGTTTGATTTAGTATTATTGGTTATTGAAAATAAATTTTTTGATTCACTTGAAGATGGACTTAAATTAAATATTGATGAAAGTATATTAATACCAAGCGATAAAACTATAACAATAACAATAGCTAATATTTCTATGGTTGAATAACTAGAAGATTTATTCTTATCTTTATTATCTTCATTACTTGGCCAAAATATCATAAGTGATGTCATTACCACTGTTAAAAGTACTGTTACTGCAATTAATCCAATTAAAAGTCCTGTATTTGAATAACAGTTTCGGAACAATAAAACTGCTAGTATACTTAAAATAATAAGCATTGGTATAAATCCAAATCCAAATAATTTTAATTTTTTCTTATTATCACAATTAATATCACAATGTTTACTATCAATCATACATTTATTTTTAAAGAAATTGCCATTTGTTAATGAATTAAATATACTTGTAAAACCTCCTAAGGATGATAGGGCTCCAATAACCAGTGAGAGTAGTCCCCCTAAGAATATACTAAAAATTAATGATTTTGTCGATGAGCTTGTCGATGGTGTTGAGGATAACAGTCTCTTTATGAGGCTTAATATAGATTTTCCTGAAAATATAAAAGATAATAAATAACCAATTATTATAATATATAGTATATTTTCAGTAACTAAGAAACTATGTTGTTGTTTATTTAGATTTTGTTTCATAAACATATTTAAAATAAGTTTACCAATTGAATAAAGTAAAATAAAAACACCACTTTTAATTATAAAGGTTGAAATATTTTTTAAAAGTTGGCTGGTTCTTGTTACATAGTAAAGTACTAAATTTAATATTGAAAAACTTAAAAGAGTTTTTGGTAATAAAACAATCATAATTACACTACAAATAAAAATGTATATATTATTTATTGTTTTTCCACCCCCAACCCATGTAACAATTGTCCATATACAAAGAAATAATATTGCTGCTGCGAAAAATATCCAGAATTGTCTGGCATTTATACCATCAGATACACCTTTATTGTCATTATGTTCTATAATATTAAAATTTTCTAAAAACGAAGAAGACCAAAAATTAATAGATGTGGCACCTCCTAATATGATAATCCCAATAATTATTGAAATTATTATAAGTGTTGTTCCTTTTATTTTCTTATTATTAAACAATGACATAAAAACAATTATTAAAATAACTAATAAAGCAATGGCGGTATTGATACCATTTGTCCAATTAATATCTTTTTGATAATAATTTGTTGATGGTTTATCATCTGTTGTAGAAGTTTTATCAGTTAATCCATCGACACATGTTTTTAATTTCTCTGCATCAGGAGTTTTTTCATATTCATCAATACATTTTTGAAGACTTTTATCCTCTGGTGTTACCAATTTATTAGTTGCTTTATCACATTTTTTAGAAGAGGTATTTATTTTATCTAAACTATATATTGCATTATTACACATTAATTGTTCGATAACAGCTCTATATATTTCATCTTTATTTTGTGATGAAATACCTGTTAATTTTTCTTTAATTTGTTCATCAATTGTTTGGGTTGAATTAAAATCAACCCCCTCTACAACACTACGACATAATGATTGATCAGAAACAAATCCACATTTATCTTCTAAACATTTTGATAAATTAGATGAGGATACACCATCTGGGCAACAATCTTCAATATGTTTTGGTCCTTTACTAAAGTGATGCCACAATGTATCTTTATTGTCTATAAGAGATTGAAAATTGGTCATTGGACAGTTATCTGTTTTTTTACTTTCAGATGTTTTAAATGGATTACGCTGATCGGAAGTTAATGGTGGAGGTTCACATACTTCTTTATCATTGGACATTATCCTTCTATATATCAATATGGTTATATTATTTTGTTAAAAATAATATAACATTAATAATTCTATATTAAATTCTGTTTTTTCTATTTACCTAATATGACTTCAATTATATTCTTAATTATTTCATACATTTCATCACCATTTGTAAATACTAAAAATAAAGTTCTAGTAAATATTGGAGATAATGTATTAATAGTAGCATCATTCATAAATGCTGATAATATTGTGTATTTTACAACTGTATATATTTCAGATATGAATCCGCCACCACCAACTTGTGACATAGGGGTCATTTCAATTGAGTGTGTGGTTGGGGTTGTATCACCACTAACTATTTTTTTTAAATTATCAACAAAATCCTTATAAATATTATTATCTAAAAAGGGTGTTGATTTATTGATTAAACTTTCTAATACATAATTACCCGCTACAATAGATATAATAAATTTATTAATTGATTCATAATTTGTAGGTTCAATAAAACTTAATATATAGGAACCAATTAGTAATATTAAGGTAATCGTTCGTAATATGTTAGAAGATGTATTGTCTGTGTTTGTCCAAATATAACTAATAAGTCCAATTCCTATTAAAAATGTTATGACACCCATAATAATATTTAAAATAAGTTCAGTTTTATCTTCGATTTTATCTGTATTTATCTTTAAATCTTTGTATTTTTTTATAAAATCAATAATACTTGTAATAAATGTTGTTCCACTAGTTAATAAAGTTAAGATATTCAATCCGACAATAATAAAAATCATTAAAGCTGGAATTGTGATATTTCGTGCGAATACCCAGAAACCACCTAATGTAATAATAGCTAATGCTAATTGTAATTTATAACTTCTAATCATTATTTCCCATGGGATATTTATATTTATTTGTTCCTTATTTAATGTATTTAATAAATAAAAAAGAATAATTCCTGTAATAAATATCGATGTTAATATAATAATTGATTTATTTCTAGTTCCACTACCATCAACTAATGGATAAAGATAGATTGAAAATAATAATAATAATCCAAAAGGAATCATACCAAAATTAGGTATATTTTTCAAATAAGTATTATTTTTAAAATTACCTATAAACTTTAATATTAATCCACTAGCAATAATAATTAATGAAACTATTAATATTAAATATGAATACCAGTGCTGTTTATTAAAATTAGTTTTATTTAAATTATAAATTAATTTTGGAACTCTTGTACAAATATATCTACAATTTCCACTAAATGAATTAGTATTTAATGACTCTCCTTTTGTTAATTCATTGTCACATTCTAATGTACATAATGGATTATGTTTTACTTTATTCCAGTTTCTTGTTGAATTATTTTTACTCATAATAATAATTATTGAGATTATTATTATTTATTTAAAGTGATTTATTTAGCGTGGGAAACCAACAAGGTTGGCGCCAATTCCGAAACCAGCTCCGGAACGGGCACTGTTTCCAATAGATGGAACATACATGTCTAAGATTGCGAAAGTTGCGGCAGCAGTTAGGGCAAGCATTAATACTTCTTCCATTTTAAGTGATCCTTTTTTAGGAAGGCAGCATGCGGCAATAGCAACTGCAACACCTTCTACAATGTATTTGAGGGCTCTTCTTACAATTTCCATTAAATCTAAGTTTAGCATTTATATTATAAGAATAGAAAAAAAATATACTTAAAACATACTATGTATAATATAATTTATAATAATGTCTGAAGAACACGAAGAAGATTTCCTATCTGTAGATACACCCATTCCTGGACAAAACTATGTTTGTCTATCATTTGTATCTCCTGAAAAAATGATTAAGGATAAAAATAAATTTTACATGGTATCATTTTTAAATTCATTATTAAAGAATCAGGAAGTTTTATCTAGATATGAGAATTTTACTTACAAAATTGTAGATGAGCTTTATGAAGGATTCCTAATGAATAATAAAGATGATATGAATAAATCATTTGATGAAACTGTTGATTTTAAAACGAGTATGCGCACAGTAAAAATTAGAGGAACCTATGATACTCTAAGAGAAGCAAAATATCGTGCAAAATCTCTACAGAAAAAAGATAAAAGTTTTGATGTATTTGTTGGTCAAGTTGGTTATTGGCTTCCATGGGATCCATCATCCCTTGAAGTTCAAGACCAAGAATACACTAATACAGAACTTAACACATTAATGAAAAAGTATAAAGAAAATAAAGAACAGCACGATGAGGTATTTGAAAAACAAAAAGAAGAAAGAATTAAAATGGCAAGAGAAAATAGTAGTCGTCCTGTTGTTTCAGAAGATGATCAGAAAGATATCGATAAGATTCGTGATATTGCAAATATTAAAGATGGTATTGTAGAAGATAAATCACTAAACTCTATTATGGGTGGTAATTTTTCAGATCCATGGATGGCTCGTAAAGAATCGAGTACTGTAAAGGATGATACAACTGTTACAGAAGAGGCTTCTGTAAAGGATGATACAACTGATACAACTGTTACAGAAGAGGCTTCTGTAAAGGATGATACAACTGTTACAGAAGAGGCTTCTGTAAAGGATGATACAACTGTTAGTGAAAATTAAATATTAAATAATAATATATAATGAAATCTATTATATTATTATTTTTATTTATAGGAATTATTTTTATGGTGATTGGGTACATTAAAACAAATCAGAAATGCCCTCCTCCAATTATAGAATATCGGTATTATCCGAAAACATTCAAACAAGAGATGGAGGATGAAGTTCCAGTATCAATGATTTTTGGTAAAATGTTTAAGGATAAAACACCAGGGATAAGAAATTTATAAATGAGGTAATGTAGCTTCTTCCATATCTCTATCTATAAATTGATGCGCAATAAAACTATTAATATCATGAAAACTTATGGTATTTTTAAATTTATAAATTGCAATGATACTTGATGAAATACTTGTTTCAAGTTTTAAAACACCTAATGCTTCTAAATAGAACATAAACTGATAGAAACAGTTGTCCCAATTCTTTTTAGAAAATATTTTGTAAAATTCTTTTTCAATTTTTTCAATTTCACGTGTATTTTCTATTTTCTTTATAAAACGAGATGTATTTTTAAATAGTGATTTGTTATTATTAAGTTTCATTGATAATCCAAACTCAAAACTTTTTCTATTAATTTCTGGCAATTCTATATATTTCTTATTATCGCCTACCAATATAATATAATAATCACCCTTACTATTTTTATCATACAATTCTTTATATAATGTTTTCATAATATCATATGCAATTAATGAAGACGTTGCTAATGGTATATCTAACATTTTTCTTAATTTATTTTTAAAACCATTTGTTAATTTTGCACACCATCCATATTTCATTATTTCTTTAACTGCATGTATCCAACCTTTATTTTTATACACATAGTCTGTACATTTATGAACTCTACTATTTTCAGCAATTAATGAAATTAACTGAAGTAATGAATTTAAATATTTAATTGGGAAATGATCAAATATTCTTAATTCAATACCATTACCAATTGTCATTCCAATACCAGATTCACGATGTTCTGGTCTGTCTGGATCAGTACTACCAAATGTTCTAAAATTACTACTAAACCCAGCTTTCGCACCAGGTTCTCTTTTTTTTAGAACTGGTGATAAATCTTTACAATAATTTATCATTTTTTGCTCATCAAATGTAAGTCCTTTTCGCCAATATGATGGAATGTTTGAATATCGTCCAATACCTTTATCTAATTTTCTAACATCACTCCCGGCTAAATTTCCCCATCCAGTTCGAACAACTCTGTACGACCCTCGAACTTTTTTCTTTGATGTACCCATAGATTTATCATCTGCTGAAAAAAAGGCAGTTATCATTAATGGTTCAATCCATTGAATCATATTTGCAAAGTTTTTATGAATATCAATAAATTTAGACAATTTCATATTTTTTTTATAAGGTAAGGTTAATGTTATGTGATAACTTCCACAATAATCCTTATATAATTTTGGTCGTAATTTATAATTTTTACTTCTATAATTCTCACTTGTTTTTATATAACTAGACATTCCAAACGGAGGCTCAAGTAAAGTTCCGTATGTGTCTGCTTTCTGGCGAAGATTAATATCTAAATATTTATTTAAAATACTAGTATATGATTCTTGAAATCCTTCTAACTGTTTTGAATATTGATACATTTTCTTTTCTTTTTTCCCAATAGTTGATATTGGTTCATCTGTAATAAACTCAGGCATTCTTTCTTTGTCAGACCAAGATCCAGGTAATGATTTTAGAGCTGTTTTACCATTACAGATTCTACCAGTTGGTTCATATGGAATACTTTTAATTAATTTTAAATCTTTTTCAGATAATTTTTCCTGATTATTTAGTATTAGATTTTGATAACCTTCTGTTGGAGCTAAAATCATATATGTTATTTTTTGCGAGGAAGGTTTTAATGGAAAATGAATAATGTACATTTCGTGTTCAATACCAATTCCGTATTTATAATTTTTATATTTTTTTGTTATTTTACCCTCGAGTAATGTTGGCATATATATATTTATAATATTTTTTTAACATCGAATGATAGTTTCCTACCATATTTTGATAAATCAATCTCGTCATCTTGTTCACCGGTATCATCATAATTTTCATTATTATACTTCCAGAATTCATCTGACCCCAATTTAAAATCTTCATGTGATTCGGCTTTATACCAAAAAACCTGATCTTCAATTTTATTACTTTTTGAATTATTATGAATAACTAAACATTCAAAATTCTCAGTACATTGATCCATAATTCTACAAAAAATATCAAATGATGGAAACATTCCAGCATAGTGTTCATAGATTCTTCTTCTATTCGATACAATATTTTCTCTCAAAATAAAAGTATAATCTATATTTGTTCGTAAATGAGGTTTAATACCTAATGGAAATTGCATTGTTAATAAAAAGGTTAATTTAAAATGACGACCATTCATAAAAATTGCTCTCATATTCTTATCTTTTGTCCATTTATCATCATATAAACAATCATCAAAAATAAGAAATGCTCGTGGATCAACATCGTCTCCATATTCACCATTGTTTATTTTTTTAATAATATCTCCCTGTCGTTTTAAAACATTTCTAACTAAATCAACTGAATATTCGTCATGTATGAAAATCGGAGGAATAAAATGAGAAAAATATTTATTCATTTTTTCAGTAGGAGATACAACTGTTCCAACCGGTATATCATTTTTATGAAATAAAAAATCCTTAAGTAAATATGATTTACCGGTACCTCTTTTACCTATCATTACAATTACTTGATGGTCTGCAATTGTACTCATATCAAACTTTTTTAATTTAATACTCATATACAGTATTAAATTATTTTATTATAATTGTTATTTACGCAATTAAAAAGTTGGAAGTCCTGTCATAACTTCCCCACCGCCTAACAATTTACTTTTTTTAATAAGATTACCTTTTTTAATAAAATAATTTACTCCAAAGCATACTATGAATGAAAATATAAATAATTTTACGAAGTATGATTTTGTTCTATTGTAATTAGCAGCAATTGAATCTAAATACATTATAAATGTAATTAATGATGAAATAATAATACTAATAATAATTTTTTCCATCTTTTATATAAATTATAATAATATATATTAAATTTACTTTTTAACTTAAAAGAAGGAATGTTCATCTTTATTAGTTTTCTTTGTCCGTTTATAAAATATACCTCTTTTTAATTTATTTTTATTCTTATTTAGTTTCTTTTTCTCCTCTTTGACTATATTAAAAATATCACTCATCGTATCAGTATGTACAATTGTATTTACATATCTCTCTGAACTAGTGGTTGGTGTTTCGTCATCATTAACGATCTCTTCATTAATAACTATGTTTTTTTCAAATGCGTCATTCTCTTCTACAACATCATTCTCTTCTACAATATCATTCTCTTCTACAATAGGTTCATCATCATCAACGTCATTCTCTTCCACAATGTCATTATCTTCTACAAGGTCATTCTCTTCTACAATATCATTCTCTTCAACAATAGGTTCTTCATTATCATTCTCTTCTACAACGTCATTCTCTTCTACAACATCATTCTCTTCTACAACGTCACTCTCTTCTACAAGGTCATTCTCTTCTACAAGGTCATTCTCTTCTACAAAGTCAGTCTCTTCTACCTTGTCATTCTCTTCTACAATAGGGTCTTCATCATCAACACCATTCTCTTCTACAATGTCATTCTCTTCTACAATAGGGTCTTCATCATCAATGTCATTCTCTTCTTCCTCATCGCTATCAATAATATCTAATGAGTTATTCACATATGTATTTAAGATTTGTTTTAAAGGTAATAATAATCTAATTGCATTATCTATTGACATATCAATTAGATCTAAAGTAATTCTCATATTTTCTTGTATTTTTCTACTGCTTAGATTATTTTTCAAAAATATATATGGATTTTTGTATATTTCTTTTGCAGATTCATGATAACATTTATGAATAAAATTACTTAATTCTGGTATTTTAATGTTAATATCATCTGATACATTTTGAGTTTTAATAGCAGTCAATATACGAACATTACTTATAAATATAGCAGTCAATAACTCATCTATTAATTCAACGTCATAGTTTTCTGCAATATCAGATGTTCTTTTTTCTAGAATACTGTTACTCCACGATGGAACTTCTATTAATTGTTCTTGAAATTTTTTGAGTATATCTTTACCTCTAAGATTATTAATTATATTATCAAAATACTTATATATTGAGGGTTTTAACATATTTTTCAATTGTATTGTGTATTCTTTTTTAGCATCTACCAATATAGCCATATTAATATTCATTCTATTTAAAATATTTAATAGATAAATATTATAATTTAAAAACGCAATATTAAATATTAATTATAATATATATGTCTTCAAATAATACATTTAATTTGAATAGTCTAAATAATCTAAATAATCTAAATAATCTAAATAATAAGAAAAATAATAAAAATAATAAAAATAATAAAAATAATAACAATAATAACAATAACAATAACAATAATAATAACAATAACAATAATTTTAATAAAATTAATAATACAGTAAATAAATTATCATCTGAATTTAAATTCACCAAATTTTCTATTTGGTGGTTTATGATTTATGCTTTAATTTTAATTATTTTCATTTTTTCATAATTGAATACATAAATTACAACTCCAACAACAGCTTAATCCATATAATATGAAAAATTGTATTGACATACCTTGATTTATATCAGTCAAATGATGTAATAAAAAATTACCTAACAAAAATACTCTAATATAAGTATAAATAGAAGTTTCTGTTAAAAGTGATATTTTTATTAGTCTATGGTTTTTTCCAAACCGTTCATAAAGAAAATATGTTAGATACAGAATACATTAGATACTTCTAATAGTCTTAATATATTATTAAACTCATATTGTGATTCTTTTTAACATCTTTGAACATTTTAAATACCGGTTAATAATTAATTTATTTATAAAAATATATATTAATATATTTTTATAAATATTTAAATTGAACGATTATAAGGATTATTTTTTAATGCATCTAACATAGATGGATCTAATCTTTGTTGTAATGGACCATTCGGTAATGTATTCTTTCCTTTTGTTGTACCACACGCTTCTGTTTGTGGTAATGAATTATATGTCTTGGTCGACATCATTCCTCTTTTATTAATACTCTTATTTTTAAGATCACCTAACTTCTTTGTGGTCATTTTGATTTTATCACCGCCGACGGCTTTCTTTACTCCACTATTTGTTGGTTTTCTACCACGTGAGACTATGTCACGTGAACTCTTAACTGAACTATTAGACATTGCTTCACGTGATTCCTCAGCATTACTTCCATGTGCATTGCCTGTATAATTAATAGATGTTGTTTCACGATGTGTTTCAGATGCGTGATGTTTAACATTCTGATAAGCAGTCTTCTTATTTTTACCTGGTGCAACAACACCATATCTGTCATTATCAATTAATGTTTCTTTCATTGTTGTTCGTGCTACATCAGTTGGATCTTTGACATATCCACGGTAATCTGATTTCTCAACATTCCCGGTTGGACGTGGATTACCAATACAATTTGTTTTTCTAGTTTGTCGAAGATTCTTATTATGTAGTGTACTTTTAGTTGCACCACCTGCATTTCCTAATCTATTTTTATCTGCTAAATCTGATCGCACAGTATGTTTCATATTTGTAGTATCTTTACCATAATCGAACTTCTCAGCAATCCATCTACCAGCTTCTTCAAGATTTCTCCATCCAAACCCAGACATTGTTTGTTTAGTATCCTTCTTGTATTTAATATCACGTTTCTTTGATCGAGAACCTTGTACGTTAGTTGCTGGACCAACATGATATTTATTTGTTTTCTTGCGATTAGTTGGCTTGACTAATATATTAGATCTAACAGTTGGACCTAATACAGCACCAGTTGTTGTAAAATAACGATCTGGATTATTGATATAATACGAGTCAGGTAAGTTCTTAGATACAACCCCAATTTTACCAGGTACTGAAATTCTTTTACCTGATATAATTCTACCACTATAACTGACTTTTGGATTATTATTAATTCTTGTTTCATCTGTGGTTTTAGGCAATACATAATCTCTTGTTTCAGCTTGTTGAAATCCACCAGTTGGTTGTGAAGTATAACCTTTATTTAAACCTGGACCTACATTAATTTTTTCAATTGGGGCAACATTATTTCGTCTTAATGAAATATTCATACGATCTTGTCTGAAATCAGTGGATGACTGTGACCCATATGGTTGCGATGAATTATTCGTTCCTATATCCCCCATATTTCTAACTTCTTTTTTATTTCTATAATGTTCCTGTGAACCGGTAAAGTTCTCAAATTTAGTTCTTGACATTCCACCATCTACATTTTGTTTAACAGTACTTCCAAAGAAAGGTACCATATTATTATGTTTAAAATTTTCTCTAAGAATTGGCTCACCAGTTAATGATATTCCACCAAATCCACCGGTTTCAGATCCATCGGCAGGTTTATTAAATATTTCAAACTTTGGTATTTCAGCTCGTTTATTAACTTCATTAATTAAATTATTTGTTTCAAAATGATTTGCTTCAATTGGAACAGTGCTAGTATTTACTTGATTAAATCTAGATGTTTCTGCAATACCAAATGCTTTTGGTGGGCCTGGCATTATAATATTATTTTTATTTTTAACTGTACTGGTATCATAATTATCAAATACCTTTTTATAATTTGAGGTCATCTTTTTATGAAGGTCTCTTTCAATTATTTCAGTTTGATTATTCTGATTGGGTAATTTACTAACTGTTATTTCCCCATTATCAACAACATTTCTAGTATGTATTTTTTTTGTACTTAATAAATATCCTAACGATATAATAGAAGCAACAACAACGTATTCCATAATATATAATAGTATACATATAATATTTATTAATTTAAATTAAACTAGCAATATCTTCCGGTAGTTCTTCAATTACGGTTTCATATGTTTCCTGAATAGTTTTGAATCGCTGAAAATCTTTCTGATTAACTAGATTAATAGCTACACCTTTACGCCCATATCGACCACTTCGCCCAATACGATGAACATATGTCTCCTTTTCAAATGGAATATCATAATTTACTACTAATGAAATCTGCTGTACATCAATTCCACGTGATAGAAGATCAGTTGAAATTAAAACACGAATATCTCCTGAACGAAATCGTTTCATAATATCAGAGCGTTCCTCTGTGCTCATTCCACCACAAATACAATCTACTGGGAAATCTTTATCTTGCATATTTTTAGTAAGCCATTCTACTGTTTTCTTATAATTTGCATAAATAATTGACTGTGTGATATTAATAGTACTATATAGTGCACAAATACATTCAAACTTTTCTTGTTCATTTTCAATAGCAACATAATACTGTTTAATACCATCTAAGGTTACATCATTTTTCTTAACCAGAATTTGTAATGGATTATTCATAAACTTATTAGTAATCTTCATCATATCAGGTGGAATTGTTGCACTAAATAGACCAATTTGAGATTCTGTTGGAATATATTTTAGAATATTAATTAGTTGGTCTCGGAAACCATGGGAAAGCATCTCGTCTGCCTCGTCGAGTACCATAATTTTAAGGTCACTTACATTAATAGTTCCTCTATTAAGCGAATCACTAATTCGACCAGGGGTACCAATAATAATATGATTTACATCAGCATAATCATATGAGTATTTACTTCTTTTTACTCCACCAATTACTGTTTTAATATTAATATTCATGTATTTAGAAATTTGCACAGCTACATTAGAAATTTGATTGGCAAGTTCTCGTGTTGGTGCTAAAATAATAGATTGTAATTTTTTGACACTTGGGTCAATTTTATGTAAAATACCAATAAGGAAAGTAGCTGTTTTACCTGTACCAGACTGTGATTGGGCAATAATATCACGTCCAGATATAATTGGACAGATAGCTTTCTGTTGAATCAGTGATGGTTTTTCAAAACCAAATGAATATAGACCATTTAGCATTTCTTCTGATAAACCCATATCTTCAAACTTGCTTACAGCAGTAATCTCCTCATTAATTGTAATATCGTGTTCTTCTAGTGTGTTCATATAATGTAATATATTGTCACAGTTTTAAGCATATTAAAAATTGATTATATTTATTATTATTTGGATATATAATCATATAAATAATGTCACATCATTTGCCTATTATATTTAATAATATAGTTCCTCTTGGAAATATGACAAATAGTAAAGCTATTATTAAAAAGGTAATGGATATGAGCCATTGTCAACATACCGATTATGTAGATGCCATTATAGCAGCACATAAGTTATATACTAAACATCCTAATAGTATTGATCTGATAAATAATATTTTGAAAAAAGTCCCTAATATTCCTATTACAGAATATAATAATGTAAAATTACATTACCAAAACAATTCTCCAATTTATGATATTATTTCACAGTTTAGTATTTCTACCCTTGCGTATTATGGAATTTAAATCCATATTTAAAAAAATTATAATTTTAATATATATATGTCAGAAATACATTATATTACATTTAATATATTTCTATTTAACGCTATTTTTTTCCTTTACCTTATATTTGGAGTAACCATTTCAATAATTAATTATCCAATTTATCTGGGACTTGCTACCTTATCACTATATATCAATTTCACACCTTTTCACGAAAGTGCTCATAATTTAATTGCATCAGGTAAGCATAGATATTTAAATGATATTGTTGGCAGGGGTAGTTCAATAATTTATTCTACATCTTATCCAGCCTGGAAATTTATTCATTTATATCACCATAAACATACCAATCAGGAAACTGATCCTGATTTATTTTATGAAAACTTCACAGATATTATAAAATATGGATGGTTTTTAGATTATAATTATAATTGTTTTTATATTAAACATATTCATGAACGACCTATTAATGAAATTATAGAGATGATAATGACACAATTATTATTTATTGGATCAATTATTATGTTATGTTATAATGGTTATGGATTTCAATATATATTAAAATATTGGATACCTTTGAGAATATCACTATTTATGTCTTCTTATTTTTTAGATTACTATAACCACCATAAATTACCTGAGCGTGATATTACAGATCGTAGTAGTCTAGTTAAAACTACTCATAAAATAAGTGGTGTATTAAAAGAAGATGATTTTAGTTGGTTTACAAGAGTTCTAATGCAAAATCATTGTTATCATAATATTCATCATATGTATACAAATGTACCCTTTTACAAATATCAAGATGTTTGGAAACAAAGGAAAGAAGAATTATTAAAAGATACTCCAACAGTTACAATTAAAGAGGTTCATGATAAGGATAATTAATTATATAATATTTGTTTTATTAATTCATTTAATCCATTTTTACTATGTATATTTTTCATATACCATTTTTTACAATTATTAGACATTTCTGTCCATTGTTCTTTTGTTATTGAATCAATTTTATTTTTATAATCATTTGGATTATCAATTCTAATATAATGTTTATTTTCAATTAATGGATCATTAAAATATAATGAAACATCTGCTGTAATAATAGGTACTGTACCCATAGCTAATAATTCCATTTCTCTATTACATTTTTTTCCAAATCCACGTAAACATAAACCATATTTACTTTTACGTAATTCCTTTAGATATTCTTCATGTGTATATTTATAATTATTTCCTTTTATAAAATAGAAATTAGTTATTACTTTATCCCATCCAAGTTTAACTGGGTCTCTAAACTCTAATTGAACTTTTGTTGTATAGCCTCCCATAAATGTACTTTCATGTATTCTTTCATCCCATGAAAGATTTATATTTTCATCTATTATTTTTTCAACTAAACTTGGTTTTCTTGGCCAAAAAATCCAAGGTTTAACAGGTATGTTATATTTATTACTTAATTCTTCTGCTTCTGTTTCAGAACAGTTACCTAATAATATCAATGATGCATTCTTAATTTCATCATTACACCATCTTAATGTAGGGCGATCATATAATAAAATATGTGGTAACATAAACCAACATTGTGTAGATTTATATGGAAAACATTTAAATGTTTTATTATGTTTTGAATATAATGGTGCTAATTCTCTAAATGTATCATTAACATGATTATACATTCCAGAGATTGGTTGTTTTGGAATAGTTATATACCAACAATCTTTAATAATTCTTTCAATACATATTAATTCTTTATATTTATTTGATTCTTTTAATAAATTAATTATAATATTTCCAAAAATTTTAAAATGATTCTTATTTGTAAAATGAATATGAATACATTTAATTGGTTTTTTTTTAAAACATATTTTATTTTTATGTATTTTCAAATCATTAATAGTATTCTTATTATATGATATCCTAAATAATCCAAAATTATATTGTCTATTAAAAATAAAATGAGAATATTTATTAGCAAGATCCTCAATTGATGCCTGGTCAAAATATCTAGATGTTTTTGTAAATTTTATCCAATCATCTGGTATATTTTTATTTTTAACCCATATCATACCACCATTATAATAACCATATATATCTGTAATTTGTTTTGGAATATAATGTGGTGATACTCCAATATCTTTTGTTTTATCGGGTATTAATAACTTATCTAAAACAAAAATATCAGCATCTAAAAAAAAAGTATCTTCTTGTTCTTTAAGTGTTTCTCTTATTACTTCTGCTTTCATCATTTGAAAATCAGACCAAATTCCTTCTTTTTCCATTTGTGGTCTATTTTTACCACTATATTTATCTAAAGTATTTATTATTCTTATATCTAGATATATTTGTGAAGATAATTCATTTAAAATATTAGCAGTTTTACTATCAACCATACAATATATAATTGCATTTGTATTATGAATTGATAGTGAACATAATAAACCAACTAATTCATTTGCACAACCAATTGTACTAATACAACAAAAAGATGAAGGTTCAACCATTATATAATTATATATTATAATTTATATCTTAAATATTTTAATCCTGATAAAATAATAATAGATACCACAACAATACCAAACCAATAATAAATATCTGATAAACTCCACATATATCCTTTATCAAAATCACCAAAATAATATTTAACTAATAAAGCATTAATTAATGGTACTATTATATATGGTGAAAAGTTTGATTTATTATCAAAATAATTAATTACTATTGTATTATATAATAAAAATATAAAGATTAATAAATATTTATTCATTATTAGCTTATAATATAAGGTAATAATATTTTATTTATCCGCATTTATCATATTGGTAAAGTGGTCTTGTGTATGATCCTACCGCACCAATAATAGTTTGAACACCTGGGAGATCAATTTGTGGTGGAAGCATTGAGTTAATGGCTGGTGTTGCTACACAAGGTTTGAAATTATCCTTGATAACATTTCTAGATGATATATCATATATATTTTGGGGAATGACTCCTTTCTGGGGATCTAAGCATAAAGGGTCAAATCTGTTTGTACAAG